AAAATTAGCAACCATGCCTGTGTCAAAACCTTTTTCTACTTCATTCAGTATAGCGTTTGCTGCTTGCTTATCCGTGACAGCCGTTGCAGCTACAGGTGCAGTTATATCAACATATTTTGCTTGACGCTCTAAATTATTCTCTGTCATTTTTTCTGCAGGAGTTAGAGTATTTTTAATAACTGTTCCTTTAGCTTTTTTAAGCTCTGCCCAGTCTTGTAACGTGCCTTCAAAACTTCCTCCTTTAGGTGTTTTCGCAAACCTATACTCTTTAACTAAAGCGGGGTCTTCTTCTGGTTTTGTTGGAGCAGCTCCTAGTATTTCAACTGCTCTTTGAAGAGCGCCAGGTACTTTATTACGAACAGCTTTTGCTAACGATGCGTACTGTGCCGGCAATGCGTCAGCCACTGTAGTAGCATCATTTGTACTCTTAGTCAACGAAGTAGCTTTAGAATCCAACTGCTGTTTAAACTGAGCAGCCTTCGCAGGATCAACAATATTCAACAGCTGTATAAACTGTGCTTGATCTGCTGGGTTTGTAGGATCTAGCCCCACTAGCTTTGTCTTAGCAAGCTCTACAGGGTCTTGCTGCTGTAGTCCAAACATGCCACCAAGGCGGCCAGTCAATGCTTCGTTCTGTTTAGCTGCAAAGCCTAGAAGCTGTTGATCTCTTGAAGGAGAAGTAAACGGACTTGGTCGTTGGTTCTGACCGCTTATGCCTGTCAATAAACCTGCGTAATCTATGTTAGCCATTATTGCGTACCTCCAAAATTATCAGCAAAAGGATCGCCAATGTTGCCATACTCGCTGTTGCCGTTGCCTCCAAATAACCAATCAAAACCTTTACCAATAAGACCACCGCCACCTGGCGCTTCTTGACCCATACCTGCATAGATCTCAGCTATCTGCGCTTGCTGCAGCGGAGACATCTGCTGACCCGTCAATAGACCTAAGATAGCGTCTTGAGTCTGTAGATCAATTCTGTTTCCTAAGTCCTGTCCTTGTACGTAAGACTCAATTCCTCTACCACGTAACTGACTGCTTAGCTCAGCGCCTGTGCGTTGACCAGCAGAAGCATAACCAGCAGGTATTTGACTACCTTCCAGAAGCGATAGAGCTTGCTGTTGTGGGTTGTAACCAGAAGCCATCAAACCTTGAGCTGAGGTCAACGCTTGAGCTTCTTCTGCTAACACACGCTCTCGTGCGCCTAATGCAGCAGTGTTCTGTGACTCTGCTCTAGCCTGCTCATAAGCAAACTGCTCTGGAGAACCACCATACTGTGCAGTCTGTATACCACCACGACCACCTGCAAACAAGTTCTCTTGCATCTTTAAGCGGTCTCTCTCTTCACCAGGCTGCTGAGTAGCCCTAATCTGCTCGTAGATGCCTTGTGCGCGAGCTGCGGGGTCTTGACCCACCTGTCCAAACAACTGCTGAGATTGCCCTAGAAGCTGGTTTTGAAGCTGTTGCTGTTGAGGTGAAAGGTTGAGGTTGTAACCACCTTGAGCAGTTGTACCTATGTTAGCCAAGTTGCTTGTTACAGTGTATGGCTGAAAAGCTGACTCTGCTCTTGAAGTAGTAGCTGCTTCATTTGCTAAGTTTCTCGCTACATCGCCACCTTCTCTAGCAATATCAGAAGCTTGATTGCCTAGGTAATAAGCACCACCAGCTCCAAGCATGTCTGAAATATTATTACCTGTAAATAAAGACATTAGTAGGATCCTCCAGTAATTGTGTCAGCAGTCAATGTGCCAGTTACGTTGACAGTAGCGGCAGTCATTGTTCCTGTTATTGTAGGACTAGCTGAGTTAGCTTTAGAGTTAACAGCGGTCTGTATGTTGTTAAACTCAGTGTTAATTTCAGTACCCTTCACAATCTTAGCAGGGTTGCCAGAAGCTAAAGAGTCCTTAGTTGCGAAGTTAGTGGTTTTCGTATAATCGGACATTAGAGCATTCTCCCTACTAGAGCGTGTATGTCAATTTTCTGTATTGAAAAAGGTGAGTTGTTAATTTGAGCTTCAATGCCTATTGTCAGCACATTACCGTTTCCTGAAGCGTTTACTTTAGGTGTGTTAACCACAACAGATCCTGTGTATTCGCCAGTAGTGTTATACTCTGCTATACCGTACTCAGCAGGTACACCGCTGCCAAAAATAAATGCTTGCTTTGTGTAGCTTTCTGTGTAATCATAACCCCAGTTTAAGACAGTCTCTGTGCTTTGACCTCCAATAATAGTCAAGTTAAACTTCTTCAAGAACTTCAAGTTAGCTGGACTCTGGAAATCGTTAGGGTTACTAAAGTAACGAAGCTGATATTTAGCCGTGTCGTCAAGATAGCTACCGTAGCGTATGATGCCTTCATTGCGTCCCATGTACAAAGAGTCATCAGCAAACACAGTAAACGCAACAGGCTCTAACGCTGTCCAGGTAGTGACACGAAACGATCCATTCTCTAAAGGCTGACGTACATCAAAGCAATAAACAATATTACTGGACGGTAACGTCAGCAAGTAGAAAGCATGGACAGGGCTATAGATAGATTTAATCTCTTCTCTATGACCATTAGCGTGTGCTTCTTCTTCTACAGCAGCCAGCAGGTCACTACGGACATTCATGCTTACGTCACGTAGAGGTAGAGACTTCTCCTGGACTATCCTTCCTAGGGACATTATACCACGATTAGAAAGAAAAAGCAAGTCCGTTCCTGTACTTTGTATAGAATCTCTTGCAATACAACCTGTACCTTCAACTGTGTCGTGTAAGGTTAAGTCTGAAGAAGGACTCTGAGCACCTGTAAAGATTAATACATTTCTTTTACCGAACACTAGCAAGAAGTTGTTGTGTTCAGCAAGAGCTACCACTTCATCGTACCCGTTAGGCCACACTGTAGTTAAGTTAATACTACCTGAAGACCCACCATGCCAATCATCGCCAGCAAGCAACGAACTCCAATACACTGTGTACTTGTTGTTAACAACGTCACACGACCACAGGCGTCCATAAGCAGCAAGTACATCGTTACCTTGTGGAGGTTGATTACCACCGGAAGTTGTTAAAAGCGTAAGCGTTGTTGACCCTCCAACACTCTCTAAAGGTGCGTGACCTTTTTGGAAGAAGTAAACATCATTGTTAAAAGATACAATCTTCCAGTTGTTGTCGCTGATCGTATAACCAGCAGGCAGTGTCACTTCTGTTAAAGTAGTTGAGCCTGTAAAGATCTTGTTGTTGCCTGCAGAGAACACAGTAGTTATGTTAGTTACACTGATAAACTCAAATACGCTCTCAATACCTCTGCTAGTGCCTAAGACATCTCCACCGTTAGTAGTGATCTTTGTGTAGCCCTGACGAGCACCTACGCGACCTAACTGATCAATAACACAGTTGTCAGCAATAGAAGCATATGCAGGATCTAGTCCAATAGGCGAGTCTTGAGTGTTTATACCCAAGAAGCCTGGAGCTGCAATTGTAATATTCTGTAGTTGCTCAGCCATTATACAGTCGTCCAAATAGTCTCTTCAGGGTGTTTAGCAGCGTCGAGTGCTACAGCGTCTGACAATGTTCTACCAGCCAGTGAGAACAACTCAGAAGCAGAAGTACCGCCTGTCTCTCCACGCTCTCTAGCGCCTAGTGCAGTAGCCAGCTGTATAACAGGAGAAGAAGGTATAAACATCCTGTCAGTGTCTTCTGCTAAATCTGCTGTTCTCAGCACCACGTTAAAGTATAGGTTGTACACGCCGTTAGGAGCAGGGTAGACATCAACAGCGCTGTCGCCGTTAGTGTCTATACCATTCCAGCTATAGAACTGAGGAGCGCCTAGAGGCGGAGTCTCAATCAAGTAAGCTGCTGTCATCCAGTGTGCTGCACGATACTCCATGAACCAGTCAGAAGTGTCATTAACAACGTCAAGAACTTTAATGCGGTCTTGAGAGCCTGTAAGGTTGTAGTTAAAAACATCAGGAGTGGTGGTAACAGTTAACGTGCTTCGTAAAGCTGACCAGTCCCAGGTATCTTCTACAGTTCGCTTAGCATCATTAATAAACTCTCCAACAAGCTTAGAATAGCTGGTCTGTCCTACAGTGCTTACTTCTTCTTCTCTGAGTCTCCGTAGAACACTGTTTACTAATTGTAGGTATGTCATTATTATCGCCTTCTAAAATTGTTAGAGTTTGTTAGCATTCCTTGCTGAGCAGGAGCTTGCAAGCCTCGTTGTTGTAACTGTACATAAGGAGAAACTACCTGGTTACTGCCAATGTCTATTTTAGATTTAAACAGGTCTGCAAACACCATATCAGTAGTTCTAGTAGGTGACATCATGCCTTGTTCCCCTTTCTCGCCCTGTAGCCCCTGTTCGCCAGTGTCTCCTTGGTCTCCTTGGTCTCCTTGGTCTCCTTGGTCTCCTTGGTCTCCTTGGTCTCCTTGGTCTCCTTGGTCTCCTTGGTCTCCTTGG